TAATTCATTCTCCATAGTGCCTAGGACTGTAATGTGCAAATTCTTATACCCAAAGTCTCATGATATTCTACAGATAATTTATCTTGATGTCAAGAATATTGTTCTAACTTATCATCTACGAACTTCTTGATATATTGCGTGAGCATCTTAATATATTTTGCTTTATCGTATTCTTCGTAAACTTCAACTTCTCCGTTTTCACATGCCATGATAATCACGAATTTTTTAACTGGAATGTCAGTCAATTCGTGAAGCATACATGCATATGCACAACATTGAACAAAATAACCATCAATCCATTCGCGTGGTTTGGGTTGTTTTGATGTTTTGAAATCAATGATTGAAAGTTCTCCGTCAAATTCGGCAATACAGTCAACCGTTCCTGCAACACCTAAGTATTGACTGTAGAGAGAACCTTCCAGTACATGAATATTATTTATACGATTCAGAGC